GGAAAAGATTAAAGAGAAATTAGACATAACTAAAGATTGTAGGACACCTTGGTTTTGTCCAAAATGCACTAAGACGATGAAAGCTAAAGTTGATGATAAGATGTGGAGATTGTATGGGCATTGTTTTGATTGTCAAGTGAAGATTGAAACTAAAATGAGAATCAACGGCACTTATGATAAATGGGCTAGTGATAAAGTCAAGGCTAATAAATTATCATGGATATCCGAGCAAATTGAAGGTATCATGGAATGGCGAGAGCAAAGTGACGTTGTATTTCTAAATCAGACAGCAGCTGATGGTGTTACTGTCGATGAGGAAAGATATGCTATTAATACCGATAAGGTAAAAGCTCAAGCAGATGATGCAATTGAACATTTGGAACAAATGAGAAGTGATTTAATAGGATAATCAAATGAACAAGATAATTAAATGGATAATAACTATACTTTCAACAATAGCTGGGATATTAGCGTTATTTACATCATCTAAAAAAAGCGTTGAAGTTAAAGAATTGAAGAAGGTCATTAAACAAAGTAAGAAAGATGAAAAGAATGTGGAAAAAAAGATAGTAGAACTTGAAACTAATAAATCTACTAATAAGAAAGAGATTACAAAACTCAAACGTAAATTGACCACCACTAAAAAACAAATATCCAAAATGGAGACTACGTTTGAAAATGATGATGTAGATGATGCTGTGAAGTTTTTACGCAAATTTTCTAAAAGTAACTAATTATAAGTATGGAGTTATTGTGAGATATTTTATAATATTATTATTGTCAATTACGGTTGCAAATGCCCAACATACATTTACTGATGTTGAAGTGTTGAATATATCAAATAAAATATCCAATCTTCAAAGAAGTGATAGTTTAAAATCAATTCAAATAGGGATTCTTGACAGCTTAGTCAATAGATTAGAAATGCAATCAATACTAGATTCGACATTAATATCAGAAAAGGACATTCAGATAAGGTTACTACACGATAGAGAGTTATTGTACAATATTCAAATCGATTTAGTTAAACCTAAGTGGTATCATCATAGATATTTGTGGTTTACATACGGATTCGGTACTCTATACATAAGCGTCAAAGCTGTTGGAAGGATTTAGTGTGAAAAAAGCGCAATTAAAAGAAGTAATTAAGCATGAATACCTAAAATGTGCCAAAGATTCTGGATATTTCATGAAGAAATACTGTGTCATTCAACACCCCATACGAGGAAAGATACCATTCACACTATTCGACTTTCAAGAAAAAACTTTAAATGATTTTATGAAGCATGATTATAACGTTATTCTAAAATCTAGGCAACTAGGGTTATCAACGTTAACTGCAGGTTACGCTTTGTGGATGATGACATTTGGTAGTGATAAGAATATACTTGTAATAGCAACTAAGCAAGATACTGCGAAAAATTTAGTGACTAAGGTTCGAGTGATGCATACCAACCTACCCAGTTGGCTTCAACAATCATGTATAGAAGATAATAAATTATCATTACGATATAAAAATGGATCACAAATCAAAGCTGTTGCGAGTGGGGAAGATAGTGGACGTTCAGAAGCACTGTCGTTGTTGATTTTAGACGAAGCAGCTTTTATTGATAAGATTGATACTATTTGGACGGCAGCTCAAAGTACATTATCTACAGGTGGTCAGTGTATTGCATTATCTACACCGAATGGTGTTGGTAATTGGTTCCATAAAACTTGGGTAGGTGCAGAAGATGGTGCTAATAATTTTAATTTTATTAGGTTGCATTGGTCATTACACCCCGATAGGGATCAAGTGTGGAGAGATCAACAGGATGTTATCCTAGGTCCATCAATGGCAGCCCAAGAATGTGATTGCTCATTTATAACATCTGGTCAATCTGTGATTGATGGTGTTATATTGGAAGAATATAAGGATGTGTATATTGAGGAACCTGTAGAAAAAAGAGGAGTGGATAGTAATGTGTGGATATGGAGGCATCCTAATTACACTAAAACTTATGTTCTGAGTGCAGATGTTAGTAGGGGTGATGGTACTGATTTTTCAGCATTCCATATAATTGATATAGATACATTAGAGCAAGTTGTAGAATATAAAGGAAAAATAGACACTAAATCGTTTGGTAATTTATGTGTAAATATGGCTACTGAATATAATAATGCTCTACTAGTAATGGAGAATAATAATATAGGGTGGGCTGCTATTCAACAAGTAATTGATAGAGCTTATCCTAATCTATTTTACACCAGCAAAGATTTAAAATATGTAGATGTAGACAATCAGATACATAATAAGATAAATAGAGAAGAAAAGAAAATGGTTCCTGGATTCTCAACGACATCGAAGACTAGACCACTAATTATCGCC